CCAATGGCAATGTATTAGTCAAAGCAACTACGATCTGATCGCTCCCCAGGTTGTGAACCTTCTCGGCCAAAGCCTCTACAAACGAATTGAATTTATTGTAAACTGCCATGTTAAATATCTATAAATCTTAAACTTGTTTTAGTTAATACCTCCCCGTGATAATTAAACAGAGGATAGGTGCTTGCATTGTCATTCAAAAAGTCTAGCGTAGTTTCTTGATAGGATACCGCTATGCTTTGTAATTCTTTTACGTGTGAGCTTATCTGAATAGCTTCTACTGGTTCAGATTGTGGGTTAATCTTAGAGGTAACCCCGTAGCTCGTTAAGTTTAATTGATTGTTTTTTGTAAGTCTCGCCAAAGCGTAATAAGAGACAATAGGCTTTAACCCGTAGTGTTTCTTACTCACTCCATTAATGGTCCACGTTGAACCGTTTAGCAAATCCTGATAAGCTGAATACATCGGATCCCCAGTGCTAAACACCTTAGTAATAAAATCAAGATAAAGCGGAGCCCCCAAGATCGAAAACAAGTCCAATACCTGAGCCTCGTTAATAAACACCTCTACCCTTTCCTGGGGGATGTTTTTTGAGATAGGACGGTATGCCGCCATTTCTTCGCGTGTAACTATTAGGCTATCCATCTGCTATGTTCGGGTCGTTGTTTGGATCGCTGTCTAAAAACAATGCTATCTCATCTGATGAAAGGCCAAACTTACCAAGCATTAATTCTGCCTGCTCTCTTGTGATTGTTCCTTTCTCAAAGTCAGATACATACTTTCTGAGGTTGCTGAATTCTTTGCGGCTTAACTTGGTAATGCCTGAATTAACAGCCGTTACTGCTGTAGCTGCCTGAATCGTATAGGTCTGTTCCTTAATCTTAAAATCTGATGCAATAGGCACATCCCAAAAAGAAAACAGGTACTTTAAAACTCTACTAACCGCTGCCCTTTTGTTCCGGGTGATTGAGTTAAAATAAATGTAAGCCTGCTCCATGTTCTGCTGATTGAACATTCCTGTTTCGGGACGAACACCTAACAACTCTTTAGGCATAGCATAGTTTTCCATGATCGCAGCCATAGAAGAACTTTCAGTGTACTGCCATTGAGTATCTACGTTAGTAGGTGAAAGAGTCTTAACCATCTTATCAATGTCAAACTCTCCATCCACTTCTATTCCTAAAATACCGTTTGCACCCGTTGAGCCTTTCTTCTTTCTAAGTTCTTCTATAAGATTATTACGCTCCCCGTTAGCATTAGTAGGAGGTACCGCGATAATTGTAGTAGCCATGAACCCATTCTGTAAAGCAGATACTTTGTAAACACCGGCTTCATATTGGGTTTGCGCATGTTCAAATACTGGATCGAATGTTGACTTAGGGTACTGACCTTCTTCAGGTGTCCAATAAAATATTTGACCTTTGTAGTTTTCAATACCATCGCAGTCTGCTATTTCCTGAGCGACTACTTCTGGATCAGGGTTGAAAATATGATAAGACACTACCGTTCTAGTGGTTTGTTGTGCCTTCATGTGGTCCTGTTCCCAGTTAGTAGAGTATTTGATTTCGTCTACTCTACCGCTTTCGTCTGCCAGTCCAAGCCGGCAATACTCAAAGGGAATGTGATTGATTGAAGCGATACGATAATTAAGATTATACTGAACGTGAAAAGCACAAGCTTCGTACTTAGAATAAGTCTTTGAAGCCTGATTGAGTAAATCCCTCAGCGTTCCACCGTATTCGCCTTTTTCGTTTACGATCTGAATGTTTAAATTCTGATCCTCAAAACCATCACCGTTAATAAAGTCAGCTAAAACCATCAACGCACCCTTCAAAGTGTAGGACCTGGAAATAGTCTCTTCACATCTTTGCGGATATAGGTTGTCCCTGTCGTACCCTTGCACGTGGTCGAAGTTATCGACTACGGTAGGTACTCTCTTTAAAAGCGGTTTCTGTTTTTCGTATAGGATCATTTACCTTTCTTTTCTTCCTTCACTTCCTCAAAAATGAATAAGTCAGATAGATTAGGGTGAACCTCTACAATTCTTTTAGCAAGTTCCTCCGTAATGTTCCCTTCGTTGATTTGTCCGAATCCTTTGATGTTCAAAGAAATTCCTGATTGTTTAAACTTTACCATACTATGATTCAAATAAAATGTCGTAACTAAGTGTAACTGCTGTGGCTGGAGCCGCTAAGAACAAAGCGGAAATATTCTCGTTTGTTCCAAACAAATTAATGTCTACATCAAAAGAAACGATATTGGGAATACCCGCTGCCGCTGCTGTTGTGGCTTGACCTAATACTCTCACTTCGCTAATCCCTCCAAGTAATGTACCTGGCGTTGGCGCTGCTGTGTATTGTGCAACCGTTGCCCCCGCTGTAGTGGCATCTGATGAACTTAAAGCTACCAAAGTCGGAGCCGTAGAAGTTCCACCGGTATGGGCAGTGCTATATTTAGCCAATCCTAAACGTAAGTATTGCACCGCAGTAAGCGTTAGCCCTGAGATTATAATTTTCTTTACCTTGACATTTCTGCCAGCTGCCCCGTTAATGGTAAGAAATGGAGCCGCTCCTGCTGCTGCCACTACGTTACCGGATGCTTTAAATACTGCCATAATTTTTTACTTTAAAAAATAGGGGCGTAACCTCCCAATCACGCCCCCTCCTTCCTCACGAAACCAAAACCAAATATTAAGTAACTATCAAATTCAAAACGCTATCAACGCTTCCCTTAGTAGTTTTAAGTCTTAACGTGTAGATGCCAGCAGTTAAAGCTGCCGCTCCTATCGTTACCGTTGCACCTGTATCTGTTACTGACGAAATCGCAAAGCTAGTAGTCGCACTAGGGAATATTGCACCCGTAGATTTGTTAATAGCTTGTATAGAAGTCACCGCACTATTAGTCCCACCGCCGAAGTAGTTAGTTCCGGTAAACACCGGAGCGCCACCCGAAGCACCTACAAAAGTAGACACCGAGAATGATGTAATAGTAGGCAGTTTCAAGTAACCAGCAATAGCGGTTAATGATCCAGCGTAGTCAGTAGCTAAGAATGTAGCTGGCAACTTTGTCTCAAATTCATTTTCTGGACTAGCCAAAGTAATTGAGAACGCCCCACCGTTTTCTTGTGGTGCGCGAAGTGCCGCTGTCATTTCTAATCCTACATCTGTACCCAACACTTCAAAAGCATTTGAATCAGCCTTAGCATTTGAGAACAGTGCCAAATAGCGACCGTTACCAATTGCCTGGATGTTGTTCTTATGATTTTGAGCGTATTCAAAATAAAAGAAGTCTACCTGATGTCTGTAAACAGTTTGCCCAGAAGGACTTACTTGCATCTCATATCTAGGTTTCAAAGATTGTTTGATACCATCGATTGAGTACGCTGTCTTTCCAGCCGCCAATGTGAAAGCAGTGACACGGCCTAGCGTGTCTGTCGTAGTAGCTGTAATATCCTTTTTCAAGATAAGAATGAGGCGACTATCGTCCCCCACTCCACCTTGAATAATATTATTACAATCTAATACACTGCTAAGAAATAATTCACCGCAAGCCATATTAAACAGTTACAAGCATCGTTTGAGAATACACGTGTAATTTTCCATCAAGAAAAACACACTTAGCGATGCCAGTTCCACTAATAGGAATTACCCATGTAGCGGCAACGGCTGGACGAAATAAAGCACCCCATGTAATAGTTCTTGCAGTACCGTCACAAGTCACGCATATGTTAACCTCGTCACCGTCATCGTAATCGCCACGGGTTACTATGTTGGTAGCGTTCAAAGTCAAAGCACCTGTTAATTGTGCAATCTGTACGAAATGCTTTAGGGCCTTTCTTGGAGGCCGTGGCATTTCAAGGGTAGCGGCATAGGCAATAGCTGTACCGTTTGAGCTTATCCCCAAACCGCCTAGCGTGTTTGGGTCTTTCTGATCTGAGAATCTAGTTGTTACTGGCATGATTATGCTGGTTTATAAATGAACAATTCTTCTGAAAAACCGTAGTTTACATCCAAGCTGAAATTAGCCTTGATGAAATACGTTTCTCCCTCTGGTCTCCATCTTTCGATTTTGATGTTATCTACATCGCTTGCCGCGTTCATACCCGATACTAAGTTTGAGTTAGGGCTGTTTGTGCCTTTAGCAAACAAAATAAAGTTGTTAGGGAAAGTAGAGTAATGCTTAATTGTCATACCCTTGAACGTGTCAGTAGTACCAGCGGCAAAAGTATTTGCAGCGGGCCCTTTGTTAGCCAAAGCGATCAACGCATCTTGGTAGAAACGGTAATCACGTGTGCTCATGTGGATCGCTCCATCAGGATCAGAATACAAAGCATCACTTACCAAATTGTGTAGTGATGTTAAGTTTGCAATGATGTTTGCGGCTGTGTTGTTACCGTTAGTAGCCGGCTTCAATACAGATGCATCAGCCAAAGCGCGGGTTACAATACCGTCAATGTAGCGCAATTCTGCCCCAGTTGACTTATCACCTGACCAGATCAAACGACCTAATTGGTTATTAACGCGGCTTGCATAGTTTGCAGTGATCGCGTTCTTAATTGATGGGTCAATGTCTTTGTCGGCCAAAGGACCTTCTTTCTGAAACTCTTTCCAGTAGCTTCTAAATTCCTTAGGGTTGAACACATCGTAAAGCATTACCTCAACTGGATCCAATCTGCGAGGGCTGAATGTCATCGCGTTAGATGGGGTAGTTGGCATTGCTGCATACGGTTGAATAAGATTCTGACCTACAACAAGACGAGATAGTTCAAGTCCTTTGTCGTCAATATCTTCATAAAACATAAAGCTATTCTTTTGGAATGCTTCGTTGCCAAGTACAAGTAACTGGAGAACCTCTCCAGTGGTCATACCTGCGTAATTGGTTGTTATTGTTGGGTTTGCCATTATTTATTTCTATTTAGATAGTTGTCCGCTGGAGACATTTTAGTAGTTACAGCATCAACCGCTTTTTTGTCTGGACGGTGACCAGTTTTAATTTCTGCTTTCAAACTTGTGATAGCCTCGCTTAACTTGGCTTCAAAATCTACCGGCTTAACGTTAGCGAATGAATTAACCTTTGCGGCTATTTCTAAAATAGCTTTTTCAAGTTCCTTCATTTTGTCCTCTACCGGTTCGGCAGGGGCGACTTGTGCCTCTTTAATTTCAGCAACCTTGCCGGCCTCGGTTACAACCAATACCTTACCGCCTTCTAAAGCGTGTTCGCCTACGGGCGCGGGTTGACCTTCAACCGTTACCGATGCGCCAACTTCTTGGCCTGGTTCGGCTTCGATCACTACCGCTTTACCATCCGCAAGCTTCATTTCAATCATGTTTTTTGCACCTGATAGTGCGTTTTTAACTAAGTCTAAAAATTTCATGTCGTTTGTATTAAAATTAATTGAGGCAACTGCATTGTACTTTGGTTCAATGATTTCATCAACGAAACCTTTAGCCAGAGCTTCTTCCGCACTCATCCACGTTTCCGCGTCCATCATTTTAACGAGTTCCCGTTCTGGTATGCTTATCCGTGAATTATATGAGTCGATTATCTTTTCGTCCATTGCGCTTAGAACAGCCGCGGACTTTTGTAATTCTGATTTATTGCCGCTAATCCCCACGCTCGCATTGTGGATCATGTATTGAGCGTTCGAGTGCATCTTTACAATCTTGCAAGATGAAGCGATAACCGTAGCGATTGAGGCACAAACGCCTTCAATTATAGCAGTAGAATTAGGGATAGTTGCTAATGTATTGGCAATGGCAAAGCCTGCAAAGACTTCACCGCCTTGTGAATTGATGTGTACGGTTACTTCGTCAACTCCCTGTAATTGGTCGATGACTTGTTTTGAGGTTATTCCTTCATCCCCGATTACTCCATAGATGTATAAATCCACGAAGCAAAAATAGTTCACCTATTTTTCTATAATACTGCAATATTTTTAACAGTGTTACTATATTTACGGCATGAGTATCCTTAATAACTATGCGTTTGACCTCATCACTAGGTGGAGGTTAACCAAAGATAAAACAGTATTATATCAAATGATGATTGAGATTTTGAACAAACTTGAAGATCGAGTTTTTCAAGAAAACACTAGCATGGAGATTTTAAAAAGTAAGCCAACTATGTGTTACCACAAAATGTACTCTTTAAGTAAGGCAGGTGAAAACCCAATATTTTCTAAAGAGTGGGAAGGTTCTGATCGTCAGTTTTTTTACAAAGTAAACAACGGATTGAACTTATATTATGTTAATAAGGCTATTGCATCAAAGAAACTATCTCCCAAACCTGACGCTCACAAATCATACACTCAATAGACGTTTTTTTTATTGATTGTGTTTTGGTTAACCCTAAAGAAGTGTGCTTTGTAAAAGTCTTAAATACACTAGGATAATAGAGCACACTTTTTTTTACCATCTTTTTCTTTACTAAAAAATCAATTACTCCATTATCAAAATATTCTATCATATTACCTGAGCTGTGGTTTGGATTTCGTTTCGTGTGCCTTGTACTCTTTCAAAGTCTTGCAATACCAATACGGGCGCAATGTTTTTAACCGCTTGGGCTACTGCGTTTTTTATTTCGTTGGCCGTGTTGATCTGGCTGGCCACTTGGTTAGTCGCTGTTATTCCACCCGTGGCGAAACCTGGCACCCCAATTCGTGCAAAGGTTGAAGCCCCGCCTAATCTTGCCTGTTGTCTTTCGTTTAGTATTACCTCGCCTGTTTTAACCGTTGCCAACATATTATCCCCGTTCGATCTTGAAATAGGTGAACCCATGCCCGGACTTATACGGGTTCCGGTTAGTCCACCGCTGGCAAAGGCCGGTGTTGAATTGATCTTAGCAACGTTGGCAAGACCTGATGCTATAGCAATAGCCGCAAAGATAGGACCTAAGATAGGACCGGCTCCAGTTGGAGGAGGGGCTAGTGCCGCAGCCGCAGCTTGGTAGGTGTTTATAACAGCACCCGCTGAAGCTATCGCCTTTTGCTCCATTGAACCCTTTTTAAATAAGGCTGATGCTGCATTAATAGCGGCTCCAGTGTTTGCGACATCTTGGTTTAATTGTGCCTTATTAAACTTCGTTGTATCTGAAATTCTTTGCGCATCACGCTTGGCAGCTTCATCTTTAGCGGCTTCCTCTTCCCCGATGTCTACTATTATTTCAGCGGTATAATCTTCGCTTGCTTTTTTCCTTTCCTCTAATCTTTTAAGGTCATTGGCAAATTCCTGATCAGAAACCTGTTGTACCTTTTCAGCTACTAATTCAATCTGCTTTATCTTTTCCCCTGCCTCTTCTTTGGCTAGTAGAATGTTAATTCGTGTTTGTCTTTCAGCGGACGCGGTCTTTGCTTCCTCCTGTTCTACAAATACCCGTGTCTCTAATCGCTTTAATTGTGCTAATTCTTCACCGCTTAAAGTCTTACCTTTTAACCTTAGTTGTTCGTTGGCTAATTCCTGGCTGGCTAACTCTTCCCTTTTTTTGGCGTTATGAATTTCTAAGTCTGCAACCTGGTTAGCTATTTTAATGCGCTCTTGTTCTGACTTTGTTTTATCCTTCAAAGACTTTTCTAAAGACTTAACCCTAACCTCGTTAATTTCTATTTGTTGACTTGCAATAGCTGTAGCTTCTGCAAACGCGTCAATACTTTCAGCCGCTTCGTACCCTGCTTTGGCTGCGTCTACCGTTCCCGTGGCTAATTCCTTAAAGAATTGTAGCGGACTCGTTATAGCTTGTTTAAGCCTATCGAAACTTGTTACTGTAGTTACGATAGTGTCTACAATAAAACCTAAACCTTTCTTTAATCCGTCAAACGCAAAAGAGAGCTTATCAGCTATTACAGCATTGCTTTCAAATACTCCTTTAAGCGCAAAAAGTAACGTGACTACAGCACCAATAGGATTGGCTTTAAATGCGGTATTCAAACCCGTGATGCCTCCAGTAAATCCTTTCAGTCCAGGAACGGCATTTAAAATTCCTTCAGTATAGTTACCTATTCCTATCTTCTGTTTGGTGTACGCGTCTACGTTTGCTTTGATTATTAAATTATTTTTATCAAGCTCGGCATTAAGCTGCGCAACCTTTGCCCTACCAGCTTCGGTTAAAGTGGTGGTAGTGTTACGTTGCTCGGTAAGCTTCTTATTCTCTTCACGCAAAGCTTTAATAGAACCCTCTTCAGCTTTTGTTGCCTCTTGGTTTGCCTTAGCCGCCTTTTCCGCTCTAGCTATTGCCTCAGTATTGTCATCGTTAGACTTCTTTAAATCTTTAATGGTTGAAGTCAACTTCTTCAAATCCTTTTCCGACTCGGTATAATCTATCCGAATCTTTAAAATTACTTCCTCGCTATTCTCCGCCATCGCTATATTCTTATAAGTTCAACACTCGTTAATTTACCTGGTATAAAGTTTTCGATCTTGTTTACCAAGTAGTATTCACCGTTATCAAATATCATTTTAAACGGATCGTATTCAAAAATATCCTTCTCGGTTAAGTTGTAAAAAATCTTTTCTATCCTATTATTCTGTAGTGAGTCCTGTAAAATAGAATAGTTGCGGTCTATGAAATACGGATAACCAGTATTTGGAACGGTCAACCCGTCATTAAAAAAACCTATTTTATAATCCAGCCTTGATGTTACATTAAAAGTAACTGCCCTCTCCGATATAATTCTATCCCTTATGCTCAAAAGGGTTAGATCCAAATCATTAATAGTATCATCGTACTTAACCGAAGATGACGTATAAACAGGAAGGTAAGCACAATTTATACCGGTTAAAAACCGATCCTCCGCTGATGAAAAATCACTCTTAACTATTTCTGCCTCTTCGTTTATCAATGCGCTTTCTACATCTATTGTACCCGATCCTCTTTTATTATTTTCTTCCGAGTCTTTATAATTAAAGTAATTTACCTTCGCAAAGGTCGCTTTAAAATCTGTTTTTACACGCCTACTTCGTTTGTTAGTCCAGTCTAAAGCGTTAGTCCTATCGTTTAGTATGTCTTGTAATTTTTTTACCGACAAAGAACCGTCAGGCAATAATTTAAAAACAATACCCAATCTGGTTACCCAATCTTTTAAAAATTGTTCAGCCATTAAATCAGACTGTAAAAGGTAGTCAAAATTGATATACCCCCTTAATACGTTTAACGTTGCGTTAGCCTCACAAGTAGCATTACCTATTGATATTTGAACGGTTGGTGTACCTCCCTTTACTACACGAAGCTGTATTAAATCGCCACCCCTTAAATCTATATCACCCGAAAAACTATAATCGTCCACCTGACTTACGCCTGTCGCTACTATATTAATAACCGCATCATCTCCTATTTCAGTGTAGACTCCACCCCTATTCCTAACCAAAGCAACCTCATAAAACTCCCCTGCTATTGCGCTGCCAGATGTTACAGAAGACCTTACTGTATAGGTAACATTCATTGTTAAGAAGTCTACGCCTGATACTGGTGATGGGCATTCTATATTAGTTCCGTTGTGAAAAGATGAGGAACCAGTACTTATAACGGTTGAGAAATTTAGATAGTTAGTTCCTGCCCCTGCGTATGTAGCCCCCGATCCATTTTCTGCAACTATCTTATAAATGTTTTTATATCTTTCGTTATACCTTAAATCTTTCTTAGCTGTTAAAAATATCAATTTCTCTATGTCGCTATTAAATACATTTTGAGTGGAAATATCAGAATCACTTATATTTAAAACTTTTGCTATTGCCTTTATGACATTACAATAAAAAAATGATGGTAAAAAGTAGTTTGTGTTAAACCCTA